TGAAAAGTAACCACAACATTATTCGTGAGCTACTCAAACGACACCCCGATGGTTTGAAGTCAAGCGATATATCTAAGCTCACTGGCATAGACAATCGTTCTATCAACAAATCATTGGAGAGTGTGTTTGGTGTGTACATCGATCGATGGGAGAAAACAACCTATCGAAATACGTTGGCAGCTATTTGGGTTGTCGTTGACGTACCCGAGAACTGTCCTAAACCTGAAAACACTGGAAGGAGATCGCGTGAACGGCTTTGTGAAACGACAGATTGATATTGGAAGTAAACAACCAATCCATCAATTACAACTTTGTAATAAATGCGAAGAGAAAAGACCGCCCGAAGGCGGCATACAAATGAACCCAAGCAAATGGTATTGCGCCTCATGTTGGGCAAAAAAAGTAACAGTACGTAACTTAAAGTAAAGGAATCAACCATGGAAAATCCAGACGGAATGCAAGTAGGGGGCACACACTACGTATCTATGGCAGTACAGCCATGGGAAGTCATGGAAGCAGTGATGACACGCGAAGAGTTCATTGGCTTTCTCAAGGGCAACATCATCAAATACTCTATGCGTCAAGGCAAGAAACAAGAAAGCGATGACGTGGGCAAACTACAACACTACATGACTAAGCTCAAGCAGGTACAGTCATGGGAATTTTGACAGACCTTCTCAACATAGCAACTGTGAATCCTGCACAGCAATCAAATGTAATGCGTGACTACATGGAAAAGCCGCGCATGAAGAACAAGACTATCTTCAGTGGCAGGATTGAAGTACAGCAAGTGTGTAACGGTTACATCGTGCACATTGCATCCCGAGAGGGCTACGAGTTTGATTCGCACATAGCCGCCAACATCAAAGAAGTCAACGAGCTAATATCAACAGCGATTGTTGCGTTTCAACTGGAGGGTAAATGAAACCAATTTACTTGGACTTTGAGACGTACTGGGATACAACCCACACGCTCTCACGCATGTCTCCAACGGAGTACATACAACATCCTAATACAGAAATCATTTCGGTATCTATCAAAGAAGGTGATGAGCCTACATACGTATTGTTTGGCGAGGACAACATACGCACCCACATGCAGGCAATGGACTGGTCAGATGCCATGGCTATTGGTCACAATATGTCCGGCTTTGACTCAATGATCTTAGCTTGGCGATTAGGGATAAACCCTAAGATGTATGGATGTACAGCAGCTATGGCAAGGTCGCAGTATTCCAAGACTTCAGTATTCTTTGGCGGTAAATCCCTTACAGGTGTATCGCTTAAGAAGCTAGCGTATGAATTTGGTGTAGGTGCAAAGTTAGACCTCGAAGCTACAAATACTAAGGGTAAACACTTAGCTAACTTTAGCGAAGATGAGATCGCAGCTATGGAGGAATACAACAAGGTAGACACTGACCTGTGCGCTAAGTTGTTCAAGAAGCTAGCCAAAGGCTTTCCTAAACAGGAGTTGGTGTTGATAGACATGACTACACGCATGCTTGTCGAGCCGAAACTGTTACTGGACGCCCCGAAGGTGCATCAAGCGCTTAAGCTCGTAAAGGAAGAGAAGCGCGATTCATTGCTTCAGTTAGCCAAAGCCTTGGATATTGGTACGTTTGTAGCCAACCGACTGAACGGCACTAGCATCGAGGAGACTGTACGTACTGAGTTAGCATCAGCCGCTAAGTTTGGTGCGTTGCTTGAGAAGCTTGGTGTGCCAGTACCCATGAAGGTATCGCCTAGCAACCCTGCCAAGATGACACCCGCACTGGCTAAGACAGACGAGGCATTCATAGCCCTACAAACGCACAAGAACCCGCTTGTAGCCGCTGCTGCAATGGCTAGGCTAGAAGTTAAGTCTACCCTGTTAGAAACGCGCCTAGAGGCTTTCTTGCAGACCGCAGCGGTATGTGGGGGCAAGATACCTGTACCCCTTAAATACGCCGGCGCAGACACAACTGGGCGTTGGTCAGGTGAGCAGTACAACATGCAGAACTTACCTCGCATTGGTGCATCACCTAAGCCCTCAGATGCCTTGCGTATGTCGTTGCTCGCCCCTCCCGGGTACAAGGTGATCGTGTCTGACCTGTCCGGTATTGAGTTGCGGGTCAACATGTTCCTGTGGAAAGTCCCATATGCAATGGCATTGTTTGAGGCAAGCCCTGACAAAGCTGATCTTTACAGGTACTTTGCTGCCCATGATCTGTACAACATCGATGAGATACAAGTTACCAAGACCCAGCGTCAAGTGGGTAAAGTTGCTCACCTCGGCCTCGGCTTTGGAGCTGGGGGCGCTACGTTCCAAAAGGTTGCCAAGCTAATGGGTGGCGTGGACATTAGCCTAGATGAAGCAACGAAGGTGGTAGACGCTTACCGTTCAGCCCATGCTGAAATTGCTACTGGATGGAGAACATTTCAAAACAAACTTACCAACATTAAGCAAGGCGTGGAGTCGGCCATTGACCCATGGGGTATGTGCGTCACCGAACAAAACGCAGTGCGCCTACCATCAGGCCGTCGCATTTACTACCCCGATCTCAAACAAGAACGTGATGACAACGGCAAAATGGAATGGTGGTATGGCAATGGCCGTACTCGGGCGCGCATCTATGCAGGGAAAGGTGTAGAGAATTTAGTTCAAGCCCTTGCACGCGACGTCATTGCAGAGCATGCTGTTAAGTTCTTTAAGGCTACTGGGATGCGACCAGCACTCACTGTGCACGACGAGCTTGTGTACGTAGTTCCGGAAGATTCTGCCGAGCAATCCCTAGAACAACTACAAGCCATCATGCGTCAAGGTGTGTCATGGTGGCCCGAGTTGGTAACATGGTCTGAAGGTGATATTGCAAGCTGTTATGGCGAAGCAAAATAGTGTTGACTAGTCGCAGAAACCTGCTAAAGTGGGGGCTAACAACCACGAGCCTCCAAGCGACAAATGACGCATTGGGGGCGAAAACCTATGGAGCAAGCATGGCCAACCCAGCTTGGACTTATTCGCAATTAGACACGTTTGAAACGTGCCCGAAGAAGTTCTATCACCTTAAAGTAGTCCGCGATATTGTCGAGCCCCCAACCATTTACACTGAGTGGGGAACCAAGGTACACACAGCGTTTGAGAACTTCATCTTGAACGGTGAGTTACTGCCTGAAGGCATGACGCAGTGGCAACCATTAGCAAACCGATTAGCCGCACTCAAAGGCGAGAAGTTTCCTGAAAGACAGTACGCTGTAGACAGAGACTTTACACCTTGCGATTGGGATAAAGCATGGACACGAGGCATTGCTGACCTGGTTGTTATTCAAGGCGCAAACGCTGCTGTCATGGATTACAAAACAGGCAAACGCAAACCAACAGAACAATTAGATTTGTATGCTGCGTATGTGTTTCACCATCACCCCGAAGTGCAGAAAGTAACGACTGGCTTTGTGTGGTTGAAAGATAAAAAGATTGACTGGCAAGTACGTGAACGTGCTGACCTTGCAACCATATGGCAAGACCTACTGCCACGAGTGCGCAAACTCGAATCGGCCTACGAGCGTGATTCATGGCCAGCCAAAACATCAGGACTGTGCAAGGCGTGGTGTCCTGTTACGTCGTGTGACTTCAACGGAAGAAAATCATGACACCCGAAGGCAAGGTAAAAGATGCAGTGCGCAAAGCCTTAAAAGCGCGTACTATTTGGTTCTACCAGCCTATGCAGAACGGCATGGGGCAAGTGGGTATACCGGACTTTATCTGTTGTTGGAACGGAAGGTTTATCGGTATCGAAACTAAAGCCCCCGGAAAGCGCAAAGACACGACTGCCAATCAAGACAGAGTGTTAGCAGAGATCGTTAGTCATGGTGGTCAAACTATTGTGGTTGACGACATAAATCAACTGCATGATTTTTTAGAAAACATTGCATGGAGAGCATGATGGTTACATCAACTAAACAGAAACTTGAATACCAAAAAGCATACAACGCACGTCCCGAAGAAGTGGCCAAGCGAGTAAAGAACAACGCTGCACGTCGTGAAGCTATGAAGGATGGCAAAGCGCGTGTCGGTGATGGTAAAGATGTTGCACACAAGAAGTCATTAGAAAATGGTGGCGGTAATGGTAAAGGTAATAC